AGTTGCCATTCACCACAGATTCTGCGTCACGCACACCACGCTTGATAACTTCACGCAAATCAGTCATACGACGACCCATAGCAGCACGAACACCATCACGAATACGCACAGCCTCAGCCAACTCTGTTTCAGCCAAACTACGCAAAGCAGGGTCTGGAATAGTTTTATCCAACAACTTCGCTGCGGAAGAATCGCCATACTGCATCAGACGGCGAACAAACGCTTCACGACCCCGCATCTTCGCCATAGAGTACGCATACGACTCGGCAATAACACCAATGTCAGTCTCAAAGAAATTGAAACTCTCACCAGTTTTGCGCTTAAAAATTTCGTTTATTTCCCTGATGGTTCCTTCACGGATTTCCTCACCCATAAACGTCTCGTACTTAACCGTCCCATCAGGCATAGTCTGAGGTCCACGAAACTTGCGATACCGCAACGGGCTAGACATATCCGTGATATCGGAAGCATCCAAATCCCCAGCCCTAAAGAACTTCTCAAACCTTCCACCCTTGCTAGCATTTGCGCCAACCCACTTGGCTGCATCATCCGTCACCTTGTGGAAAACATAATTCTCAATCCACGAAAAATCGGGAACATCCGTACCGAAATCCAAACCGAACCGCTTGTAGACGGCTTCTGTCTCCGCATAAACATTACGCTGCCAAGTAACATAATCACGAACAATTCGCTGCTGGTTTTCGTCCAAAGCCGAAAACCTTGCACCACCACTCAACGAATACGGATTGGCAACCTCAGCCAAATGCGACAACTCATCCGCAATACCAGCCTCTCGGGCATCAGCAACGGTGTCTTTAATTGAGTTAATAAAACGATTAGCCTGATATGGGGCTACACCCTTGGAGTACTGGCGTGCAGACCAGTTCGCCACATTTCGCAAAGCATCGGTTTCCGACAGGCGATATGCGCCAGACTTGGTTCTGCGACCCACATCCGTCATAAACTTGCGACTGGACGGACTGAATGCCGCCTCAAACAACTTGGAGCCACGGACACCAGTCGTAATGTCCATAATCTTTTCCCAACCACCAGAAAGCACACGCCCCACAGGGGCGGAAACAGACTCGGTTCCCTTTACAGTCTTACCCAAAATTCGGACACCAGTCTCAATACCCTCAGCCTTGAGAATGTCCTTAAATCCTGCGATTGGTGCGTTCTGACCCAAACGAGCAATCTCATTAAACTTGCCAGCCAACTGCGGATATCTGGCAACCATTTCCTTGGTGCTGAGTCGCTGTGCCAGCGACAGTTTGCCAGCACGACCAATATACTTTACATTACCGATGCCAGTCACATACGTTAATGGGTCAGCAACAGTGGAAACACCCAACTCGGTAAGAAAACCAGTAAGCGGATTGTTTGCGTTGACAGCCTCATTAAAGGCAGATTTGCGGTACGAATACTCGGGGTTAACAGTTTTCTGCAAAACTTCCTTAAACGAACCCTTAAATTCAACTCCTCTTTCTTCCGCAATTCTCTTAAACGCATCAATTTCTTTTTGGCTTGCAATCCCACTAATGTCCTTTGCCAAATCTTCTTTCGTGGTCACCCCAGCAACAGGAGTAAAAGCAGCGGGACGGAACGGTGTCAAACCCTTGGAAATTCGTGCTTCACCAAGTTCCTGAATAGCACCAGAAACACCACGCTCAAAAGTTTTATAACCGCCAACAATAGCACCACGAACCTTGCCCTGAATCGGCTTGGGTGCCCAAGGCGCAACAACCTGAGTTGCAATATCCTTAGCCCTATCCAAAAACCCGCCAACAAAACCACGAGTCGGCATCTTTCCGCTGCCACCCTCGGCACGCAAACGCTCAACCTCCTTAATCATAAACTCCTTCTCGGAGGCACTAAGGTTGTTTTGCGACCTAATTCGTTGAATCGTCGTGTCAGCACTCTTGCTGAGTTCCAACATTTCCCGAGCCAAACGCTCTAAATTTGTTTCCTCATCACGATTAGGTTCCGCAGGTTTTCCAACTTGAGGTCGGAATGGGCTGCCATAAACAGCCATAATTATCCAATCTTCGGAGTATTAGCAGGTTGCAAATTCCCCAAAATGTCACGAACACCGCCACCAGATGTCACGCCCGTCGTACCAGTACCCGAACCTGTAGCAGTCTTGGGCTTCGGCTTCGTTGGTTGTGTTGGCAACGCTGCACGAATCTGCGCCAAAGCAGCCTGACGGGCTGCCTCCAACTGAGCAGCATAATTAAACTCGGGTTCAGGAATAGTCGGCATAGGAGTAGCCATCTCAATCGGCTTATACGCTTGTGCCTGCGCTCGTGCTTCGGCAGCCTGACGTTCCGCAGCGGAGACAGACTCAAGACGTTGCTGAGCAATCTGCTGCGCCAACTGGTCATACTGCGACTGGATGCCCTGACGGATACCAAACTGGCGACCAGACAAATCTGTCCGTGCCTGCGCAGCAGCCTGAGCAGCAGCATTCTGAAGTGCCTTCATATAATTCTGCTCACCCACATTCAACTGACCCATAGCACCACGAGTCAAAGCAGCCAACTGTGCAGCAATCTGCGCATCCTGCGCCGATTGCGCCTCAACACCAGCAGCACTCGCACCCTCAGCAGCCAACCCAGCCAACAACGGGTTCTGCTGCTGACCCAACTCAACCAGCGGAACATTTTGATACGCTTGAGTAGCAACCAAATCCCTCAGAAACTGGTCCTGCGCAGAACCAATACCAGACTCGGCACGAGCCACCGCATCAGCCAACTGCTGCAACGCACCCTGACGCTGCGACTCAACCTGACCAGCATAAGCATCATATTGGCTGCCATAATCGCCAGCCTGCCCAGAATATATACGGGCAACCTCATTCAACGCATTAAACTGAGCCTCACGGTCAGCATTCTCCCTAGCCTGAGCCTCCTGAGCCTGCTGCTGGGCACGCTGCTCGGCAACACGAGCCGCATAATTCTCAGCCTCACGGTCAGCCTGAGCCTGAGCCATTCGCAGCGCACGCTCCTGCAGGTCCAACTGAGCCTGAAATGCAGCCTGCTGCTCTTTAGATAACTGCCCTACGGGCACCTTGTTGCCACGTTTCTTAGCCATCACCTATACCGATTCTGTTCCTAATAGCCCTGAAACTCACGCAAAGCAGCCGCATCCGCCATAATCTGCTGAGCCTTGGACAAGTTCAACTCGTTCAGATAAGCGTCCAAACTGGACTGCTGACCAGCCTCAATGGCAGCGATATTGTTCAACTCGGTCTGCATATTCTCAGTCTCACGACCCAACTCACGTTGCATTGTCTCCGCATACTTCGCCAAACCCTGACGACGAATACCCGACTTTACACTCGGACCACCCAAACCACGCTGCCCAAAAGCAGCCTGAAGCGGACGATACCCCTCAGTGTATGTACGAGTAATATCCGAAATGTTGCGCTTACCACGCAACTGCCCCAAAAAGGCAGACTGCTGATTAGCCAACGACTCGGCGAGTCGTTGCCGCCGTGCCTTTGCCCCAGCCAAACCATCAGCCATAATTAATACCCCCTAGAACTAGATTGCTTAGAATCCAACTTCGCAATCTCTTTGCGCAACGAATTAATTTCTGCAACCAACATATTCAACGCCATACGCAACAAGTCCTTATCCTGACCAGTCAAAGCATTGACAGATGGCAACTGGAACGGTTCCAACATTACGCAAACACCTGTGACCCGAGAACCACGGCAGCCGAATCACCAGCAGCCAACTGAGAAGCGACGTTCGCATCCAACTTGCTGTAAGTGATTGCCCCATCATCAATGTTCGTACCAGACGAAATGCCCTCAACAAACGTCTTGACAGCCGTGAAGTTGGCGTTCACTTCCGTCGCAACAGCGACGGTGCCGTTCACGAAAACATTGGGAATACTTAATGTTGCCATAATTTAACCTTTAACTCTCCTACCTTGATATTTGTATCCGATACTGTTTATGCCCCACGACTGACCCTCGGGACCAGTCAACTGAACTTGAACACTCCGAGCCAAACCAAGATTCTTACCAGTAACCACCGAACTAGTCGCAGCACCAGAACCCCACGAATCCCCCCACAAATCCGTACCCCAAATCAAACCCACATCAGGAGGAGTGACCGTCAAATCATAATTACGACGCTCATTGTTAACACCGTCATCAAAATCGTGGTACACCTTCACATTAATGGACGACTGAACCGAAGGTTCTTTCACAACAAAATCTGGGCGGCGAAACATCTTCTTCTGCATATACGAACCACCATCAAACCACTTCGTCCGATAATAACTCGTAAAGTTCGCAACAGTACCAGTAATGTTATCCGTCACCAAATTGTACCTGTCGGTACGCAACACTCTCGGCTCAACTGGATGAATCATATACGAATAATTCCCATCCAAAGCATCAGTAAAATCACATCCGCTAACCAAACCGTATCCGTCAGCAGACTGAAACATTGTCCACGCCCCGACCCGCCCAATGGACGGGTCAAACACGAAATTCACCTTGGGTTCCGTGACGGTTGTTTCACGGTCATACGGCGCAGACATCCACAACTTCTTGCCAATCCAACTCAAAGAAATAGCATCAGGAGCAGCAGTGTTGAACTGACCCGTGTCAACCGCAGGGCGAATCGGGTCAAACACGTCCACCAAACGAGAACCATCAAAAAAGAACAACCCCTCAGGGTTGCTGAAGAAATATACGCCAGTGTCCGCCACAGCCATACCACGATGAGATACTGCACCCAACTTGGATGACAACTGTGCAACAGTGAAATCATCCGAAGAATAACCGTACAAAACAAATATGGACTGGGGCTTGAATATGACTAGCGCACCAGCCACAACAGCCATACCACGAATGCCCGTACCGCCAGCATTGATTTCCACATAATCCGCTTCAGCCCAATCCCGTGGCTGGTCCTCGTGCGACCAATAAACCCTGTTCGGATAATGTGTACCGCTTACGGTAACATCGGCAGCAAACATTTTGTTTGCGTGAACAACAAGATGTTCAGCCAACGGAAAATGATTAGACCCAGGGCTATTGTAATTGTTGTTCCAATGCGCAGACGTTAACACTGGAATAGCAGTCGCATACGCATCAGTTGTTTTCCAACGATAACCAGTGGTGCCGCTGTGACCGCCAGCAATATACAGTTCGTCGCCCCAATTCACCATACACGCACCCTCATCCGCAGAAGCAGCGACAGGAACACCAGCGGAACTTTCCAACACCGTAAAATCTCCACCAGTGGAATGCAACACTTGGGTGCCGTTCGTCAACATAACCCGTGGCGTGGCACCAGTGAACCAATGCAACTGGTGAGGATTCCAAGTGCCAGCAACAGCAGTGCTGTTTATACGCTCATAGCCACCACGACTAAATATGCCACCTCGGGGGTCAATCTCCACGTTCTGCATACGAGGCGACTCGTTATCAGCCAACTGGAACTGGTCGGCACGAAAGTTCAGACCGCCAGTAAAATCCTGCTGCTGGTAAACTTGAAGCGACGACATTTACTCTCCGAGTTGCCGACCCAACCTGTTAACCCAACCATTAAAGGTTGGGCGACCCCGTGTCTGACCGTGAGCCATAATCAACTGACCGTGACTAGAGGGCTTCATAATGCTGGAACGTGCCAACTGAACACCCTCATCAAACGCCTGCTTATAAACAGCCGCCATCTGCGCATCTTCCAACTTCTGATAAATACGGCTGCAAGCATAATAAGCCAACGGGAAATGCAACGACGGAGCCGCATCCACCGCACCACCAGTGGTTTGCCAATCAATCGGCTCCCGATACGCCCGCACATACAAAGTGCGGGCATCATTCGGCTTCGGAAACAAATGGATACTGCCATTCCAAACCGCATAAAACAACGGGTCGCCACTCGTGTCATACGACCCAATATAGGTTTGCTCCGCCATATCGTAGCCCACCATATCCAAACGGGCACCCACCCCCACATTATCCACCACAGACACAACCTGCGAAATAGGGTCAGCCGTAAACGCCGCAATACTATAGGCACGCTGGTTGGCAACCGTATTGAAAGTGAAACTGGTTTCCAACCAGTTCCACCGCTTCTCCAAATCCAGAATACGGTAATAACCGTCCCGAATATACAGATTCAGCAAACTGTCCGACAAATCCTCGGCATCCAAGTCCACAATGTCACGAACCGTAGAACGCAGCACCGCTGCCGTCATCGTCTGATAGCCCACGACTAAACCCCCTTAGATTTCGCTTTACGCCCCTTGGAAACCACAGCAGGCTGCTCAACCACAACCGTGGGAGAGTCCCCCTCATAGGGAACACCACCAGCCTGCAGGGCTGCCCCTTCCACGGCAGTCTGTCTTTGCCCCGCTACAGGGTCACCATAATACGCTTGAGCATTTACTCGGTTGTTCATCACAATTACGGGTTTTGTTCCCAAAACCCGCAAATATGCTTACTTTAGACGCTTAGCAGCCCTAGCGGCATTCTTAGCCATTTCCTTCTTCGTGAAGTCCATAGCCTCCATAATGCTCTTGCGAAGCGCAGCCAAAGCGGCATCGGAACCAGCAGCACGACCGCCCTTGGCATATCCACGCTCG